TAGTTATAACTTATATCATGTATACATATTAATAATACAAAAGAGCTTGACCGTAGCCAAGCTCTCTTAAAAAATAATTGACAGAATTTATTAGAAGTTCAATACCGCGTAATCCATTGCGATTGTTAAGTTAATGCTTTGAGCTGTACCTTCATCCGACCAGCTGTAACCGTCGAATGCAGCATCTTTAATATAAGCACCCTTAATAATCCACTCAGAAACTACATCCCCTACAGGACCTAATACATTAATAGTTAAGTCTTTCTTGTAAAAATCACTATAACCATCACGACCTGTTACTGATTCGTGGTGTAAACGTACCCATTCCATAGTTGCTTGAGCACCTGAAGGAGTGATTGGGTCGTAAAGTTTCATAGTCAAATCTGACCATTTTGATTTACCTTTTACTTTACGTTGAACGTTAATGTGGTTAAGAACTACTTCACCATTTTCAACTTTCAATTCACCAATTTCTTGAATCATGTAAGCTGGGATTCCATCTACGTACATGATGAATCTATTTTTCTGTTTCGGTTCGAAAGCGGTGAAAAATATTTCGTTAGGATCTAATACTGCCATTTTGCTTTTTATTTATTTGTTTTATTATAAATATTCAATTTCTAAATTCTTACGCTGGGAAAGTAGCTCCTGTAGGTAAAATGTTGAAATCTAAGTAAATGAATTCAGCAGTTTTAGTAGGTTGAATATAAATTGCACCAACCATTTGATTTCTATCAATCACATCTGCTGTATTGTTACTGTCATCCATTACTACCTTAAAGGCATACAAACCTTGACGTTGTTGAACACTTTCTAAGTATGGGTTAACTTGGCTCAAGAATTGGTTTCTTGTAGCTGCTGTGTTTTGTTCAAATACTAAGTTATCTGCTACTTGAGAAATGTAAGACTTAAGTTCAATTAACAATCTTCTTACATTTACACGGTCAAGTGCTGATGCTTGAGTTTGAAGCGTTTTCTGACCAAATACTACAACACCTTTACCAGGGAATGTAGCGATTGGGTTTACTTTACCAGTGTATAACGTATCTCTATTAGCTTGAGTTAATTTACGTTCTGCTTGTCTTACAGTTCCTAAACCACCTCTATTAATACCTGCAGGAGCAAACCATGCTTCAGAAGACTTATCATTGAAAGCATAAACTCCAGGAATCATTGTTGAAGCAGGAACCCAAACTAATTGTTGAGAATCAGGATCTGTAACTTGTAACCAAGGCCAGTAAGTAGCTGCGTATGAGCTATCTAAACTAGCTGCTGTAGTTGTAGCACCTACTACTGTTGAACCGTAGTTTTTAAGATCCATTACAATAATTGCATCTCCTCTATTTTCAGTATTTGAAATTAAAGTGTTTAATGGAGTTGCATGGGTAGCATTTTCGTAAACCAAACCAGGAGCTGTGATTATATTGTATCTATAATCGTCTTTATTTGCTAACAAATTAAAGGCATCGGTGTAATCATCACCTGCAATACCTTGAGTATCTACGTTACTAATTGCATCGTAGAATAAATCACCACTTCCTACAATAGCTCCTTGAGCATCACCAAATGAACCACTACTTGCTACTGGAATTGAGCTTGTGTAAGCATCTTTAGCAATACCACTATTATCAAAATAATCAGGAGTTTTAGTATTTACAGCTTTAACTCTTACAAATCTTGAAGCGTTAGGATAAGAACCAGTTACTTGTAAATATGGATCTGAAGTTCCAGCACCCATCAAAGTAGTGGTTTGATCACCAATTACTTTAGCAATATAGTTTGAAGATTTAGGATCAAGAGAAACGTTAGTAAATGTTTCTAATACTGATTTAGATTTAGTATTATCGTTACCTTGTCTAATTACTACACTAAATACACCACTTCCGGTATTTGGGTTAACAATTTCCCATCTAATGTTATCTTTAGTACCATTAGTTAAGGCACCTGTTGAAGACTCAACACCATCACTATTTTGAATAACACCTTCAGCTAATGTTTCTAATACAAAAGCGTTTCCGTTTCCAGTACCATTAACACCACCACCTAATATAAAGGCAGTACCAAAGTCAGCAACTGAACCAGTTTGAACTACTACTCCGTTAAGATCTGAAGCTGATACTGAAGAAGAAATTGCTAATACTGAAGAACCTTCATCAGAGGCATCTACTAAAGAACCTAATACTGAATCAATTTTAGTAGCTAATTGACCTACGTAGTTTGCTGAGGTTGAACCTGTAGCTACAAAGTATAATGGAGCTTGATCTTCAGGTAAACCACCACTTCCTGGGTCAGCGGCTACGAATCTGTAAGTAGTTCCATTGTAAGCAAATCTTAACTCGTCATCAACAATAGTACCAAAGTTTGCAGTTTCACTTAAATCGTTACTACCGGTTGCTTTTGCACCACCAACAACTGTTTCATTGTTTGTAATTTGTGAGCTGGTAGCAGGTGTAAATGAACCTGAAGCTACTCTAGTTACTAATAAAGAAGTACCTCCATTTTGGAAGTAATTATAAGCTGATATAGAAGTTAAAAAACTATAAGTATCTGAACCACTTGTAAAAGTACTACCAAAAGCAGCTAAGTATTCACTGTAGCTTGTTACTAATGTAGGGATTCCTTTTTTACCTTTTACGGTAGGACCTACAATCGCAGCACCGGCCTGTACAGGTTGTGAGGTGATTTGAGACTGATCATTTTCTCTTGCTAATACCCCTGGGGAAATTAATGTTTCTGCCATTTTGTGTTATTTTTTATGATAAATATATTAAACTCTCTTAAAAGTCTATTTTCTCGGCAAAAACTCACCAGATTCCAAAGAAATGGTTCCTTCACCATATTTGTCCTCTAATTCTTTAGCTAAAACTAATTCTTGTTGTTGTATTTGTTGTAAATTAAATTTTAATTGTTCTTTTTTAATTTGAAGATTCATAATTTGAACCTCAGTATTTCCTATAACATCAGTAAGATCTTTAAATTGTTGTTTTAATTCTTTGATATTATTGATTTCTTCTTCTGTTAAAACTTGTTTTTCCATTCGGGTATAAATATTAAATTATTTTTCAAAAAATTATGAGAAAACCACATAGGAAACCACAGCATTACTATTTCCAGCAGGATCCGATATTGCTACACGACCTTGACCTAAGGCAGTAGTTATACTAGCTTCAAAACCTTCACCAGGGTTCATACCACTAGCGGCTGTAAGCATAATATAACAATCATTGCCATTAACCAAATTAGCAAGAACTGGGGTTGCAGAGCCACTTCCTATACCACTAGATAGTAAAACACTTCCTACAGCTAATATACTACCTTTTTGGGTAATGGCAACACCACCATTTGGGTCTTTAAATATAGGACCTACTTGGGATGCAATACTAACAATGCCATCAACACTTGAAGCAGTTATATATGAAGCAGTTTGGGCTGTTTCTATAAATGAAGCTGTATCAGCATTCACTACATTATTTACTGTAAGATCGAATTCCGAAGCATCACCTTTAGTAAATGTAATTCTATCATTTGAAATAGAAGCTGTGATTAATAGTGAACCTGTATCAACAGTACCACCCCCACCACCATTTTCAGCATACGAAGCGGTTAAAGCATATGAAGCACTTGCTACATTACCTGCTATTGAAATATTATCGTATGTAGCAGCTCCTGTAAAGACATCATATAATGCTGTAATATGGGATGCTTCGATAGTACTACCATTAGCTATACTAGAAGAAGTTAAATTTGCCATTTAATTTTTGTTATAAATATCAAGAGTTCCTTACTCTTTCAATGGCTTCAGTTACTTGAGAAGGTAAAATAGTTTTAGTACATTCAAAATGTCTATCTGTTCCTTTATGGAAAGGACACCATTCCCAATCCCCAGCATCTAATCTTGTTTTATTATAACAGCTATTACACGCACTTGGAGAACCAGTAAATACTCGTTCACAATCTTGGAATTCACTAAATGGGGCACTAAACCCTGATATTAAAATTGTTTTAGTTCCTAATGCCCAACTTAACCAACTTAAACCACTACCTACACCAATAAAAAATTCAGCACCCATAATATCTGTGGCTCTGTCTTTTAATGGATAATCTCCGGTTTTATCAATTACTCCTGTTAGGGTTCCTCCTAATTTAGAATCATGCCATTCATCACCTAAAGGTTCTTGAGTAATCATTACTACTTTATAACCTTGATCATTTAAATAATCAATTATAGTTTGCCAACCCCCAGGATAATTCCAATATTTAGCATGTGCTGAAGCATGAGGAGCAATTACTACATATTTACCTTCAATAGGATCTATTTGTATTGTTTTTCTAAATGAGAGTTTAGGTTTAATTTCTTTATAATCAATTCCTAAAATATCAGCACTACATTCTTGTAAGCTATATTTTCTAAAATCATTTGGATTATAATTAGTATTTACTTCATTATCTTCATTATAATGCCAACCAATACTATACATAGCATATAGATCGTTTGCTGGAGTTCCAGGTTTAATAAATTCAATTTCAGGATATTCTGATTCAAACCATTGGTTGTGGAATGAAGAACAAACTACTTGACAATTGTGTTTTTTTCTAAATTCATCTACATAAGGGAACCAAGCTAGTGTATCTCCAATAGCTTTTGAATCTAAATGAATATAAACCCTTTTATTTTCGGCATTATACTTATGTTCAAATATTTCTCCAGTACTTAAATTAGTTACTTTAACAAGAAAATTTAAATAATATTGAATTGAGGTTTTAGACCACATATTATTTGTAATTTCTGTTTCATGTACTAATCTATTATTATCCTGATTAATAAATTCAATTTTAAATTTAGCAGGTTTATCTCCTATAATTTCAACAAAAGCTCCTTCAATAAAGTGAAAATTAACAGTATAAGAACCTTCTTTAGGTTCTATATTTAACTTTTTTAAGTTATTATACTCTTTTATTAAAACTTCTTTCATATAAATTGTTGATAAATTTCTAAAATATCTTTACTTCTATTAAACCATGATAATCCTTTAGCAGTATTTAAAGAACTATTAACATACCAATCCCATCTTTCCATAATATCATGATAACCCATCTTCATAGTCAAAATATCACGTGGAGATCTCCAAGCACCATGAAAATCAGTCTCCATTTCCCAATTAGCAATAATAGGCATCCCACAAGCAGCGGCCTCAATCATTGTTAAATTAGGATGTCCTGCTTCTAACATGGTAGGGTGGACAAATATTTCATGAGTGTGATATAATTCTCTAACTTTTTCTGGGGAAGGGTCAAAATTAAAAGTTACTAAAGGACAAGTAAGTACCCAAGGATTAGCATTTAACCAATGTCTATTATTAAAAGGACCTGCTATAGTAATTTTTTTACCTAACAATGAAGCTAGACCAACACCAAAATTAAATCCTTTTCTATCAAAAGAAGGATCACCTGCTAAACCATTATTAGCAACCATTAAAAAAGTACTAGATTTTGGGGCATCTAAATTAGGATAATAAAAATCTGTATTAACACCATGAGCAAAGTACATACATTTAGGGTGATCAAAATAATCAACTAAAAACCTAGCAGGCATTAATGATATCAATGATCCTTCTACTGCTTTATAATTTTCTTTAAATACATAAGAATCTTTTCCGTAATGATATGCATGATGATCATGTAATTGGTAAATATAAGGAATACCATTTTGTTGTAATGTTTCACATAAGTTAGCTACGTGACAATGTACAACATCAAATTCACCAGGACGGATATCCGATGCCATTCTAATATGAACTTCATGTCCTAACTTTTCTAAATTAGTTTTAAACTCCCATACAATTTTTTCAATGGCACCCCATGAAGGTGGAGGAATTGGAATACCACAACCCGGATCTACTTGACAAATTTTCATTCTTTAGCGTATATTTCAGGACTATTTTCGTCCATTCCTTTAAATTCTTGTTCAATAATACTAAATCCTGGGAGGTGTTTAGTATAAATTTTTTCAGCTGTACCTACTTTCAGTTGAGCAACATTACATACCCACATATCAAAAGCATCCCAAGGAAGTTCTTGGAATAAGTATTGAAACTTTGATATCCATTCTTTATTGATCAAGTATGATTGAGCCGGGATGAATGGTGTCACATCGGTATAAATGTCTTCAATTTTAGGTCCGTTCAAGTTACGATTATTAAATGGATTTCCAAACCCAATTAAGTCTTGATTATTTTCTTTTGCTAATCTACTAAAACGTTGTAAACTTTCATATAACTCATTATAATCTGAATCAATAATAACATCGCCTTCAAATATTAAAACATAATCATAGTTTTTATTATCTTCACTTATAATAGCATCTCTATGAGCCACAAAACACCCATAATGTCCTGGGGCTAATTTATAATAACCAGGCACATCTTGAACATCATCTGGGCGGTTACAGGTATCTTTAGGGGGTAATTCGGTCCAAATCCTATTTATACGTTGTTCGTATTTAATTCCAGTTGATTCACAAAATTTTTTAATATTTTCTACTGATTTTACTTCTTTAGGGTTGTTATGAGGATCAGTAACTAAATGCATTAATTTAATTTTAGGTTTAGGCATTTCTCCTTTCCACTCAAACATACCATTTTGAGGTAACTTATCAAAATACTCCTGGTCTATTTTAAAGGTTTTGGTTTCTGTAGAGTATTCATCTTGGATTTCAAATTTAACTTCATATTCCCCATCAAACTTAAGTAAATCCCAGAATGAATATTTTTGATCTATATTTAAGGTGCGTTCAATAATTAACTCATTATCTTTATAAACCTTGTAATAAACAGTTCTACTATCTTTACTATTTGAGATATAAAAATAAGGAGCAAAATGGTTAGGAACGTTTGTAGACAAAATTGTAAAATATTCTACGCGAGAAAAATCTTTAAAATTAAATATTTCTTTTGTTTTAGATTCAAATACAGACTCTTCTTCCCTGTAGATTGATCCTTCATTTTTAAAGATATGGTGGAATAAATTTTCTAAACCATTAGATTCAGAACCATAAATTTCCATTAGCAAATCATATCCTTTTCCTGTTATAATGGGGTATAATTTAGAATGGAATACTCTAGGATTAGCTGCAAAGAAGTATGTGTATAAAGCATCCCCTTCAGCAGGATGGTGTTTGCCAAAGTAAAAATCTTTTTTATTTAAAATTTGAGAAACATTTTGAATTCCTTCTTTATTTTTTAGAATATAATCATAATTGAGGAAATATGCCTTTTCAAATCCTAATTGAGAAGCTAATGCGGCACCATTGTAATTGTTTGTATAAACTGCAGGACCATGATAAACATCATTTCCTTCACCTCTTAAATTAACAACAGCATTGTATTGATCACTATTCCAATAAAAATTTGTGTAAAAAGTATGTTTAGTTAAAACATTGTTTTTATCAACAACACAATAATCTGCTTGTTTTTGTAATACTTCTGGAATAGGGATATGTGATGTTAGAATTACCTTATACCCATATTTTTGTATCGCTTTTACGCAGTCTAGTGTTGTATTTACCACGCTATCAGTTGCGGGGTATGTGGATATAACAAACACTTCATCATGTTGTTCTACAACAAGATTATCACTAAGTTGTGATTTAATTAATTCACAATTTTTACCAAAATTATTAAATTCTAAATAACCTATGGTATTATACTTGTCAAAATAATTAAGATAAACTGGTAGATTATATAATAATTGTGGAATTTGATATGATAAAGCTTCACGGATAACTAAAGGCATAGTTTCTTTATCATTAGCTGTACCACGTGAAGTAAATAAGAATAAATCCATTGCCTGGTAGAATTTATCTACATCAGTACGTTCATTCCACCAAGTTAAATTATCGGGTTTATCTTTCATTAAAGGTTCCCAATAATGTTTAAAATTATCTGCTTGATTCCCTAAACTATGAAATTGATATTCAGGTAATGCTTTAGCATATTCAAAAAATTCAGATTGATTTTTACGAGGTGTAAATAAACCAACATGAAGAATATGCTTTTTATTTGGGTCTAATCCTAACTCTAGTAGTGCCTTAGTTCTATCAGGACGATCAACATATTCAATAGGATATTCAACTAATACTTTAGGAATATCTAAATCTTTATATTGGTTAATTTGCCATTGAGAAACAAACATAAACTTATCTGGGAAGAATCGTTTATTATCTGTGTTAAAAGATGAATCATGAGATGTTTCTACAATATAATAATTGCGATTTGGGTTATAGAGTTTTTGAGCAAGATCTGCATCCATAAAGAATTCCGGAATTTCCTCTAGATGGACAATATCTGGATTTACCTTATCAATAATGTTTAATAGCTCAAATTTATCTTCTGTTAGAGTATAAAATTTATCAGGATCAATTAATTTTACAAGTTTATTTCTTGTAACTACTAAAACCCCCCCGGTACAATCTACCCATTCAACAAGATGAATTTCAAAATCTTGTTTAAGTAATTCTACCTTTTTAGTAAGATATTGAGGTAAACCCCCTGTAGACAAATGTGGAGCTACATAAAGTAGTTTTTTCATATAACTTAAGTAATTTTATGTAATATAACATTTTATTTTTTAATAACCAAACTTAAACACCTATTACGTTAGAAATATTTGCTGTAGCTACGGCATTTACTGATGATATGTTAGAAGAAGTTACCCCATTAACATCATTTCCGTACCCTGGAGGGGTATAAGTTACATCTAATGTATTATTACCATCAGCAAACCTTATTTCAGCAGAATATACATTATACCCAAAAGGAGTAGGATCAATGTCTGAGTAATCATAATCAAATTCTACTAATTGGATAATTAAAAACCCATTAGCATTAGCATCAGCAATAGCTGTAGCATTTAAAGGTGTAGTAACAATACCTGGGGCATTTACAAAAGTAGAACCATATGCAGGTGGTGGGTCAGAAGGAACAGTAATATCATACTCTCCTATTTGTAGGGGGGCACTACCGTTACCACTAAACGCTAAAGTACTTTGAGCTGGTTGGATTTGTAAGGGACTACCTACACCTGTGAGCTCAATATTCATATCTATAGCTGTAATATTGGGAGCATAGGAAGATAAATCCCAATAAAAATATGCTCTACGAGTTGTGTAATAATCTCCTCCTCTACCAGTCCCATATTCAACATAAACACCTGAAGCATTTGTAGGAGTAGAATAGTTATTAGGGGAAGAACCCGCAGGATCAAAACGAGCAGATGGCCAATCTGGGAATTGGGTCCCAAACATAAAGGCTTCTCGGGTTGCGTTTACGTTTGCAGTTGCCATTTTTTAAAACTGTTTTTTAGGTAAATAATAATTACTACTATTAAAATAATTATTAGGAGGTGGGTTAATTGCTATTAATTGATATTTTACATCAGGAATATTAAAAAAGTTAGATGAAGTAGACAAACTATTCCACCAAGTTGCTACTCCTCCTTCTTTTACTAATTGGGATAAAGAAGAACTAAAATGTTTGTTATGTTCATCTCCATAAGTATCATAAAAAACTCCATCATAGGTTGATAAAATATCTAAATTATCATACCAACTCCCAGTTACAATAGTTACATTAGGTTTGTCTAATGCCCATTCTAAAGCTTTAGGGATAATATCGGGGTGGTTTTCTACAATGGTATGAGAAGTAATAGAAGCAGATTGAATATAACCTGCTGAGATTCCCATTCCAAATCCAATTTCTAAAATATCACCTCCATTTTGGGTAACATAAGCTGCAGAAGATGACATTAAGCCATCTTCCCAGTCCATCATTACCTCATGTTGTTGTCCTGATTGGTTAGTAAAATATATTTTATCTTCTTCAAATATTATACTTTGTGATAAATAATACATACCTTTTATTTCTTTAATATTAAAGTGCTACCCAAGTATTATCAGGATTAAAGTAAATAGTGTTTGTTGCAACTTGATATCCTACTAGTCTAACATAATCACCTGCTACAAATCCACTTAAATTAGCAACAAATGCTCCAGCAGTTCTTGATACATAAAGTGGAGCTCCTATAGCAAAACTATATGCTGTAGATCTAATATATCCTCTAATTAAAATACCATCTGTTGCCGGAGTACCTCCTAAAGCAACACCTAACATATTAATAGTAGTAGCGTTATCAGCATCTGCTAAAGCCCATTGTTGTGAAGAGTTTAAATAAACTAAATCATCAAAACCAAATATACCAAATGCTGTACCTACGAAGAATATTTCACCTGTTGCTTTTGTTGCAGATGTTGGTAAACCATACTCGACGAAACCACCAGTACTACCTCCAATAATTGTTAAAACATTACTAGTATTATTAGCTGTAACAAAATCCACTGATGATACTTGAGTTGCTGAATCAGTTTTAACTAAATAATCTGGGAAGTTTGCAAAAGCACCCCCACTAATACCACTTGTACCGTTAATACTAGTACCTGAGGTTCCTGGTGCACCTGAAGTACCTGAAGTACCATTTACCCCTGAAGTACCTCCTTTTCCGTCTTGACCTGAAGTACCTGCTGAACCACTAGTGCCACTAATTCCAGAAATACCATTTTGACCTGAAGTTCCAGCTGAACCGTTTGTACCTGAAGTACCAGCTTTTCCACTTGTGCCTGAAGCACCTAGTTTACCACCAGTACCTGCAGAGCCATTTGTTCCACTTGTACCAGCTTTACCTGATGTTCCTGAAGCACCTAGTTTACCACTTGTACCTGCTGAACCTGCAGTACCTGAGGTACCTGATGTACCATTTTGACCTGAAGTTCCTGAAGCACCTTGTTTACCGTTTGTACCTGCAGATCCATTTGTACCTGATGTACCAGCTTTTCCTGATGTTCCTGAGGCACCTAGTTTACCACCAGTACCTGCTGAACCATTAGTTCCACTTGTTCCTGATTTTCCACTTGTACCTGAACCCCCATCTGTACCTGAAGTTCCGGCTGAACCACTAGTTCCACTAACCCCAGAAATACCATTTTGGCCTGAAGTTCCAGCTGAACCATTAGTTCCACTTGTTCCTGATTTTCCTGAAGTGCCTGAAGCTCCTAATTTACCATTAGTACCAGCTGAACCATTAGTACCTGATGTACCTGATTTGCCTGATGTACCTGAAGCACCTAAATTACCTGAAGTTCCAGCTGAGCCATTAGTACCTGATGTACCATTTTTACCTGAAGTACCTGAAGCACCTTGTTGACCATTTGTACCGGCTGAACCATTAGTCCCACTTGTACCAGCTTTACCTGAAGTTCCACCATTACCATTTTTACCTCCTGTACCTACAGATCCGTTTGTACCTGAAGTACCTGATTTGCCTGATGTTCCTGAATCACCTAGTTTACCACTTGTACCTGCTGAACCTGCAGTACCTGAGGTACCTGATGTACCATTTTTACCTGAGGTACCTGAAGCACCCTGTTGACCATTTGTACCGGCTGAACCATTAGTTCCACTTGTTCCTGATTTTCCTGAGGTACCTGAAGCACCTAGTTTACCGTTTGTACCTGCTGAACCGTTTGTACCTGAAGTACCTGATTTACCTGAAGTACCTGAACCTCCATCTGTACCTGAAGTTCCGGCTGAACCACTAGTTCCACTTACCCCTGATATACCATTTTGGCCTGATGTACCTGCAGAACCGTTAGTACCTGAAGTACCAGCTTTTCCTGATGTTCCTGAAGCGCCTAGTTTACCATTTGTACCTGCTGAACCATTAGTTCCACTTGTACCAGCTTTACCTGAAGTACCTGAAGCACCTAAATTACCTGAAGTTCCAGCTGAACCATTTGTACCTGAGGTACCTGATGTACCATTTTTACCTGAAGTGCCTGAAGCACCTTGTTTACCGTTTGTACCTGCAGAGCCATTTGTACCTGAAGTACCTGCCTTACCTGAAGTACCTGATACTCCTAGTTTACCGTTTGTACCTGCAGAGCCATTTGTACCTGAGGTACCTGCCTTACCTGAAGTACCTGAACCTCCGTCTGTACCTGAAGTACCAGATGAACCCGCAGTACCACTTACTCCTGCTATACCATTTTGACCTGATGTACCGGCTGAACCATTTGTTCCGCTTGTGCCTGATTTTCCTGAAGTACCTGAAGCACCTAGTTTACCGTTTGTACCTGCTGAACCATTAGTTCCGCTTGTGCCTGATTTTCCTGAAGTACCTGAAGCGCCTAGTTTACCTGAAGATCCTGCAGAACCGTTAGTACCTGAGGTACCACTATTTCCTGAAGTGCCTGAAGCACCTAAATTACCTGATGTACCGGCAGAACCGTTAGTACCTGAAGTACCAGCTTTACCTGAAGTACCTGATACTCCTAGTTTACCATTTGTACCTGCTGAACCATTAGTTCCACTTGTTCCTGATTTTCCACTTGTTCCTGATCCACCATCAGTACCACTAGTACCTGAAGATCCACTTGTACCGCTTATAGCTGCAACACCACTTTGACCTGCTGTACCTGAAGTTCCATTTGAACCTGAAGTTCCTGATGTACCCGAGGTACCTGAAGTACCTTTTGTAGATGATTTACCACTAGTACCTGAAGAACCTGAAGTACCTGATGAACCACTTGTTCCTGATGAACCATTAGTTCCACTTGTTCCTGATTTTCCTGAGGTACCTGAAGCACCTAGTTTACCATTTGTACCTGCAGATCCGTTTGTACCTGAGGTACCAGCTTTACCTGAAGTTCCTCCAGCACCGTTTTTACCCCCAGTACCAACTGAACCGTTGGTTCCTGAAGTACCGGCTTTACCACTTGTACCTGAACCTCCATCTGTACCACTAGTACCTGAAGAACCTGAAGTACCTGAAATTGCAGCTACACCACTTTGACCAGCAGTACCTGAGGTACCGTTTGAACCTGAAGTACCAGATGTACCTGAAGTACCTGATGTACCTTTTGTAGATGATTTACCTGAGGTACCAGATGAACCAGTAGTTCCACTTGTGCCTGAAGTTCCTGATGAACCATTTGTACCTGAGGTGCCTGAGTTACCTGATGTTCCGGAAACGCCTAGTTTACCGTTTGTACCAGCTGAACCGTTTGTTCCTGAAGTACCAGCTTTGCCTGAAGTTCCCCCAGCGCCATTTTTACCTCCTGTACCCACAGAACCGTTAGTACCTGAAGTACCTGCCTTACCTGAGGTACCTGAACCTCCGTCTGTACCACTAGTACCTGAAGATCCGCTTGTACCACTTATAGCAGCTATGCCACTTTGACCTGCTGTACCTGAAGTTCCATTCGAACCTGAAGTACCTGATGTACCTGAAGTACCTGATGTACCTTTTGTAGATGATTTACCTGATGTACCAGATGAACCTGTTGTTCCTGAAGTACCAGATGTACCTGAAGATCCATTAGTACCGCTTGTACCAGAGTTGCCGGATGTTCCAGAAACACCTAGTTTACCATTTGTACCAGCTGAACCGTTTGTTCCCGAAGTACCTGCTTTACCTGAAGTTCCTCCAGCACCGTTTTTACCTCCTGTACCTACAGATCCGTTTGTACCGCTTGTACCAGCTTTGCCTGAGGTGCCTGAACCTCCATCTGTACCTGAAGTACCTGATGAACCTGAGGTGCCTGAAATTGCAGCTACACCACTTTGACCAGCAGTACCTGAAGTTCCATTTGAACCACTAGTTCCTGATGTACCTGAAGTACCTGAAGTTCCATTTGTTGATGATTTACCACTAGTTCCTGAAGAACCTGTTGTTCCTGATGTACCTGATGTACCAGCAGAACCATTAGTTCCACTTGTACCTGATTTTCCTGAAGTTCCAGAAACACCTAATTTACCATTAGTACCTGCAGAACCATTAGTTCCGCTTGTACCTGATTTTCCTGAGGTACCTCCAGCACCGTTTTTACCTCCAGTACCAACTGAACCATTTGTACCTGAAGTACCTGCCTTACCTGAGGTACCTGAACCTCCATCTGTACCTGAAGTACCTGATGAACCACTAGTACCACTTATAGCTGCAACACCGCTTTGTCCAGCAGTACCGGATGAACCTGTTGTACCTGAAGTACCTGAAGTTCCATTTGTTGAAGATTTTCCTGAAGTACCAGATGAACCATTTGTACCACTTGTACCTGAAGTTCCTGATGAACCATTTGTACCTGAGGTACCACTATTTCCTGAAGTACCTGAGGCACCTAAATTACCTGATGTACCTACAGAACCATTTGTACCTGAGGTACCAGCTTTACCTGAGGTTCCTGAAGCGCCTAGTTTACCGTTTGTACCTGCTGAACCATTTGTACCTGAAGTACCAGCTTTACCTGAGGTTCCTGAAGCTCCATCTTGTCCCGAGGTACCTGATGAACCACTAGTACCGCTTATAGCAGCAACACCGCTTTGTCCAGCAGTACCCGAAGTACCGTTTGAACCCGAAGTTCCTGATGTGCCTGAGGTACCTGAAGTTCCATTTGTTGAAGATTTTCCTGAGGTACCAGATGAACCTGTTGTTCCTGAAGTACCAGATGTACCTGAAGATCCGTTAGTACCTGAAGTACCACTATTTCCTGAAGTACCTGAGGCACCTAAATTACCTGATGTACCCGCAGAACCATTAGTTCCGCTTGTACCGGCTTTGCCTGAAGTTCCTCCAGCACCATTTTTACCTCCTGTACCTACAGAACCGTTAGTTCCTGAAGTACCGGCTTTCCCACTTGTGCCTGATCCACCATCAGTACCACTAGTACCTGATGAACCACTAGTACCACTTATAGCAGCTATACCACTTTGACCTGAAGTACCAGATGAACCTGTTGTTCCTGAAGTACCTGAGGTGCCATTTGTTGATGATTTACCTGATGTACCTGAAGATCCATTAGTACCTGAAGTACCGGAAGTTCCTGAAGATCCATTGGTACCTGAAGTTCCTGCTTTACCTGAAGTGCCTGAAGCACCTAAGTTACCTGATGTACCTGCTGAACCATTGGTTCCGCTTGTACCTGAGTTACCAGATGTTCCAGAAACACCTAATTTACCATTTGTACCAGCCGAACCATTAGTTCCGCTTGTACCAGCTTTTCCACTTGTGCCTGAAGCACCATCTTGTCCTGAGGTACCAGATGAACCTGAGGTACCTGAGATTGCAGCTACGCCGCTTTGACCTGCTGTACCTGAGGTACCGTTTGAACCTGAGGTTCCTGAAGTTCCTGATGTACCTGAAGTTCCATTTGTTGAAGATTTACCACTAGTTCCTGATGAACCTGTTGTACCTGAAGTACCAGATGTACCTGAAGATCCGTTTGTACCTGAAGTTCCTGAATTTCCACTAGTACCTGAATCACCTAAGTTACCTGAAGTACCATTAGATCCATTTGTACCTGATGTGCCAGCTTTACCTGAAGTTCCTCCAGCGCCATTTTTACCTCCTGTACCAACTGAACCATTTGTACCCGAAGTACCAGCTTTTCCACTTGTACCTGAAGCACCATCTTGTCCTGAAGTACCAGATGAACCTGAGGTACCGCTTATAGCAGCTACACCGCTTTGACCGGCAGTACCCGAGGTACCATTCGAACCTGAAGTTCCTGATGTACCTGAAGTTCCTGAAGTACCATTTGTAGATGATTCACCTGATGTTCCTGATGAACCTGTTGTACCGCTTGTACCTGATGTACCAGCAGAACCATTAGTACCTGAAGTACCTGATTTACCTGATGTACCCGAAGCACCTAAGTTACCTGAAGTTCCCGCTGACCCGTTTGTACCAGAAGTACCTGATTCGCCTGAAGTTCCTCCAGCGCCATTTTTACCTCCTGTACCTACAGATCCGTTTGTACCGCTTGTACCAGCTTTACCTGAGGTGCCTGAACCTCCATCTGTACCTGAAGTACCTGATGAACCTGAGGTACCACTTATAGCAGCTACACCGCTTTGGCCAGCAGTACCCGAGGTGCCATTTGAACCTGAAGTTCCTGATGTACCTGAAGTACCTGAAGTTCCATTTGTTGATGATTTACCACTAGTTCCTGATGAACCTGTTGTTCCTGAAGTGCCTGAAGTACCAGATGAACCGTTAGTTCCGCTTGTGCCTGATTTTCCTGAGGTACCTGAAGCACCTAAGTTACCTGAAGTTCCTGCTGAACCATTTGTACCTGAAGTACCTGATTCGCCTGAAGTTCCTCCAGCACCGTTTTTACCTCCAGTACCTACAGACCCATTAGTACCACTTGTACCAGCTTTACCACTTGTACCTGAACCTCCATCTGTACCTGAAGTACCTGAACTACCTGAGGTACCTGAGATTGCTGCTACACCGCTTTGACCTGCTGTACCTGATGAGCCCGAAGTACCACTTGTACCAGAAGTACCATTTGTAGATGATTCACCTGAGGTTCCTGATGAACCTGTTGTCCCAGAAGTACCGGATGTACCTGAAGATCCGTTTGTACCTGAAGTACCAGCTTTACCTGAAGTGCCTGAAGCACCTAAATTACCTGAAGTTCCCGCTGACCCGTTTGTACCTGAGGTACCACTATTTCCTGAAGTGCCCGAAGCACCTAAGTTACCTGATGTACCTGCAGAACCGTTAGTTCCACTTGTACCTGCTTTACCTGAAGTACCAGCTGCTCCATCTTGACCTGAAGTACCTGATGAACCTGAGGTACCTGAAATTGCGGCTACACCACTTTGACCTGCTGTACCTGATGAACCTGTTGTACCACTTGTACCAGAAGTACCATTTGTAGATGATTCACCTGAAGTTCCACTTGAACCTGTTGTACCGCTTGTACCTGAAGTTCCAGATGAACCATTAGTACCTGAAGTTCCTGCTTTACCTGAGGTGCCTGAAGCACCTAAGTTACCACTTGTACCTTCGGAACCGTTAGTACCTGAAGTACCACTATTTCCTGAAGTGCCTGAAGCACCTAGGTTACCTGATGTACCTGCTGAACCATTAGTACCTGAAGTACCTGCTTTTCCGCTTGTACCTGAACCTCCGTCTGTACCTGAAGTACCTGATGAACCTGCAGTACCACTTATCCCTGCTATGCCGGATTGACCTGAAGTACCAGATGAACCTGTTGTACCGCTTGTACCCGAAGTACCATTTGTAGATGATTCACCTGAAGACCCGTTTGTACCTGAAGTACCTGAAGTACCAGATGAGCCATTAGTTCCTGAGGTACCAGCTTTACCTGATGTACCCGAAGCACCTAGGTTACCTGAAGTTCCAGTTGAACCGTTTGTACCAGAAGTACCTGATTCACCTGAAGTACCTGAAACACCTAATTTACCATTAGTACCTGCAGAGCCATTAGTACCTGATGTACCGGCTTTACCTGAAGTACCTGAAGCACCATCTTCTCCAGATGTACCTGAAGAACCACTTGTACCGCTTATAGCTGAAGCACCACTATTACCTGTAGTACCTGATGTACCATTTGAACCATTAGTTCCTGAAGTGCCTGCTTCGCCTGAAGTGCCTGAAGCACCTAAATTACCTGATGTACCTACTGAACCATTAGTACCTGAGGTACCAGCTTTACCTGAAGTACCTGATGCACCATCTTGTCCTGAGGTACCTGAACTACCTGAGGTACCTGAGATTGCGGCTGCTCCACTATCACCTGCTGTACCTGATGTACCAGAACTACCTGAAGTACCTGAGGTACCACTTGTTGAGGATTCACCTGAAGTTCCTGATGAACCTGTTGTTCCTGAAGTACCTGAGGTACCTGAAGATCCATTAGTACCTGAAGTACCTGATTTTCCACTAGTACCTGAGTCGCCTAAATTACCTGAAGTTCCCGCTGAACCGTTTGTACCAGAAGTACCTGATTCGCCTGAAGTACCTGCAATTCCATTTTGACCTGATGTACCTGCAGAACCATTTGTGCCTGAAGTTCCAGCTTTACCTGAAGTACCTGATGCACCGTCTTTTCCAGATGTACCTGAACTACCGGATGTTCCTGAAATTCCAGCTATACCGTCTTGACCTGATGTACCATTTGAACCGTTTGTACCTGAGGTACCTGATTCGCCTGATGTGCCTGCTGTACCATTAGCTCCAGATTCACCGGAAGTTCCTGTTGAACCGTTAGTACCAGAAGTACCTGCTTTACCTGAAGTACCTGAAGCACCATCTTGTCCTGAGGTACCTGATGAACCTGAGGTACCACTTATAGCAGCTACACCACTATCACCTGCAGTACCTGATGTACCAGAACTACCTGAAGTACCTGATGTACCTGTAGTTGAAGATTCACCACTAGTTCCAGATGAACCTGTTGTACCTGATGTACCTGAAGTTCCTGCTGAACCGTTAGTACCAGAAGTACCTGATTTGGCACTTGTTCCTGAGGCACCTGTACCGCTTGTACCAGTTGAACCACTAGTACCTGAGGTACCTGCTAGTCCTGATGTACCTCCAATTCCGTTTTGACCTCCAGTTCCTGTAGATCCGTTAGTACCTGAAGTACCAGCTTTTCCACTTGTGCCTGAAGCGCCATCGATACCTGAAGTTCCTGCTGAACCACTTGTACCGCTTATAGCTGAAGCACCACTTGCTCCGGTTGTACCTGAAGTACCATTTGAACCATTAGTTCCTGATGTACCCGATTCGCCTGAAGTGCCTAATATTCCATTTTGTCCTGATGTACCATTTGAACCATTGGTTCCAGATGTACCTGCTTTACCTGAAGTACCAGCTGCTCCATCTTGACCTGAAGTACCTGATGAGCCACTAGTACCACTTATGGCTGCAACACCACTATCACCGGCAGTACCTGAAGTACCCGATGAACCTGAAGTACCAGATGTACCTGTGGTTGAAGATTCACCTGAGGTTCCTGATGAACCACTAGTTCCAGAAGTACCTGATGTACCTGCAGAACCATTTGTACCTGAGGTACCTGATTGAGCACTTGTTCCTGATGCACCTGTACCACTTGTACCTGTTGAACCTGAAGTACCTGAGGTACCTGCTAGTCCTGATGTACCTCCAATTCCGTTTTGACCTCCTGTACCTACAGAACCGTTTGTACCTGATGTACCGGCTTTACCTGAAGTACCTGAAGCTCCATCTTGACCTGAAGTTCCTGAAGAACCACTTGTGCCACTTATAGCTGAAGCACCACTGTTACCTGTAGTACCTGATGTACCATTTGAACCATTAGTACCAGAAGTACCTGATTCGCCTGATGTTCCTAATATTCCGTTTTGACCTGAAGTTCCAGCTGAACCATTAGTTCCACTTGTACCAGCTTTTCCACTTGTACCAGCAGCACCATCTTGTCCTGAGGTACCTGAAGATCCGTTTGTTCCACTTATTGCTGATACACCATTAGCACCTGCAGTACCACTTGTACCGGATGAACCTGTTGTACCTGAAGTACCATCTTTACCAGATGTACCGCTTTGACCTTCATTACCTGAAGTACCTATTGAACCATTTGTTCCTGAGGTACCAGCTTTACCTGAAGTACCTGAAGCGCCATCCTGTCCTGAAGTACCTGATGAACCTGAAGTACCTGAAATTGCGGCTATACCACTATCACCGGCAGTACCTGATGTACCAGAACTACCTGAAGTACCGCTTGTACCAGAAGTACCATTTGTAGATGATTCACCTGAGGTTCCTGATGAACCTGAGGTACCTGAAGATCCATTAGTACCTGAAGTACCTGATTCACCTGAAGTACCTGAAGCGCCTAGGTTACCACTTGTACCTGCAGAACCATTTGTACCTGAAGTACCTGATTCGCCTGAAGTTCCGGAAGCACCTAAGTTACCTGAAGTTCCTGTTGAACCATTTGTTCCACTTGTACCAGATTTACCTGAAGTGCCAGATGCTCCATCTTGACCTGAAGTTCCTGAGGATCCGTTTGTTCCACTGATCCCAGAAACACCGTTATCACCTGAAGTTCCTGAAGTACCATTTGAACCATTTGTACCTGAAGTACCTGATTCGCCTGAAGTACCACTATCACCTAAGTTACCTGAAGTACCTGTTGAACCATTAGTTCCTGAGGTACCAGCTTTTCCACTTGTACCAGAAGCACCATCTTGTCCTGAGGTACCTGAAGACCCGTTTGTACCACTAACCCCAGAAATACCATTTTGACCTGCAGTACCGGATGAACCTGATGTACCACTTGTACCATCTTGACCTGATGTACCCGAAGCGCCTGTACCACTTGTACCGGTTGAACCACTAGTACCTGAAGTACCTGCTACTCCTGATGTACCTACGGCTCCATCTTCTCCTGATGTACCTGATGAACCACTTGTACCGCTTATAGCTGAAGCACCACTTGCTCCGGCTGTACCTGAAGTACCATTTGAACCGTTTGTACCTGAAGTACCTGATTCGCCTGAAGTACCACTATCTCCTAAATTACCTGATGTACCTACAGAACCGTTTGTACCTGAAGTACCAGCTTTACCTGAAGTACCTGAAGCTCCATCTTGTCCTGAGGTACCTGAAGAGCCATTTGTCCCACTAATTCCAGAAACACCACTATCACCCGCTGTACCTGATGTACCTGATGAACCTGCTGTTCCTGAAGTACCTGAGGTGCCGTTTGTTGATGATTCACCACTAGTTCCTGATGAACCTGTTGTTCCTGAAGTGCCTGAAGTACCAGATGAACCATTTGTACCTGAGGTACCTGATTCGCCTGAAGTGCCTGAAGCACCTAAATTACCTGATGTACCTGCAGAACCGTTTGTACCTGAAGTACCTGATTCACCTGAAGTACCACTATCACCTAGATTACCTGAAGTACCTACAGAACCATTTGTACCTGAAGTACCGGATTGACCACTTGTGCCTGAACCTCCGTCTGCACCTGAAGTACCTGATGAACCATTTGTACCACTTATACCGGATATACCATTTTGACCTGCAGTACCGTTTGAACCTGATGTACCGCTTGTTCCATCCTGTCCTGAAGTACCTGATGCACCTGTACCACTTGTACCGGTTGAACCTGAAGTACCTGAGGTACCTGCTACTCCTGATGTACCTACAACTCCATCTTCACCTGAAGTACCTGATGAACCAGTTGTTCCACTTATACCTGATATACCACTTTGACCAGCAGTACCTGAAGTACCATTTGAACCATTAGTACCTGAGGTACCTGATTCGCCTGAAGTGCCACTATCACCTAAGTTACCTGAAGTACCAGTAGATCCATTTGTACCTGAGGTACCAGAATTACCTGAAGTACCTGCTGCTCCATCTTGTCCTGATGTTCCTGAAGAACCATTTGTTCCACTTATTGCTGAGGCACCACTGGCACCTTCAGTACCACTTGTACCTGAAGAACCTGTTGTTCCTGAAGTACCTGATTTAGCACTTGTTCCTGATGCACCTGTACCACTTGTACCAGTTGATCCACTAGTACCTGAGGTACCTGCTACTCCGGATGTGCCAGCAGCTCCATCTTCTCCTGATGTACCAGCTGAACCGTTTGTTCCGCTTATACCAGATATACCACTTTGACCAGTAGTACCTGATGTACCATTTGAACCATTAGTACCTGAGGTACCTGATTCGCCGGATGTGCCACTATCACCTAAATTACCGCTTGTACCTACTGAACCATTAGTTCCTGAAGTACCACTATTTCCTGAAGTGCCTGAAGCACCGTCTTGTCCAGAAGTACCTGATGAACCATTTGTTCCACTTATACCGGATATGCCATTTTGACCTGCAGTACCTGATGAACCGTTTGTACCTGAAGTACCTGATTCACCTGATGTACCACTGTCACCTAGATTACCTGAAGTACCTATTGAACCATTAGTTCCTGAGGTACCGGATTTTCCTGATGTACCTGAATTACCATCCTCTCCTGAAGTTCCTGATGAACCAGTTGTTCCACTAATTCCAGAAACACCATTATTACCATTAGTACCTGAAGTACCATTTGAACCATTTGTACCTGAGGTACCTGATTCACCACTTGTTCCTGAAGCGCCTGTACCACTTGTACCGGTTGAACCACTAGTACCTGAAGTACCTGCTACTCCTGATGTACCTACGGCTCCATCTTCTCCTGATGTACCTGATGAACCTGTTGTACCACTAATTCCAGAAATACCATTTTGACCTGAGGTACCTGATGAACCATTAGTACCTGAAGTACCAGATTCGCCTGATGTACCTGAATCTCCTAAATTACCACTTGTACCTACTGAACCATTAGTTCCTGAAGTGCCTGATTGGCCTGAAGTACCAGATGCTCCATCTTCTCCAGATGTACCTGAAGACCCATTTGTACCACTAATTCCAGAAATACCATTTGCTCCTGCAGTACCACTAGTTCCTGAAGAACCTGTTGTACCAGAAGTACCATCTTGACCTGAAGTACCTGAGGCACCTGCACCGCTTGTACCGGTTGATCCACTAGTACCTGAGGTACCTGCTATTCCTGAAGTACCTGAAGCGCCTGTACCACTTGTACCAGTTGAACCTGAAGTACCTGAAGTACCATTTACACCTGATGTACCCGAAGCGCCTGTACCACTTGTTCCACTAGAGCCTGAAGTACCTGAGGTACCTGAAGTACCATCTTGACCTGATGTACCTGATGAACCACTTGTACCTGAAATACCACTTTGACCTGAAGTGCCAGTTGAACCACTTGTGCCTGAAGTGCCATTTGCACCTGAAGTACCTGAAGTACCATTTACACCTGAGGTACCTGAAGTACCATCTTGACCAGATGTGCCTGAAATCCCATTTTCACCAGAAGTACCATTTGTACCACTTGAACCGGCTGTACCTGAGGTACCTGAAGTACCTGCTGTGCCTGAAGTGCCTGAGGTGCCGGCTGTGCCTGCTCCTCCACTACCACTTCCACCACCATTTCCAAGAATTTCTACAAGTACCCCATCAGAACCACTAGGAGTAACTCTAACACCTGAACCTGTAAAGTTAAAGTTAGATATATTTGAGCCAACTAATGAACCAGTTTCAAAAACTGAAACAGTGGCTGTGAGAGTACTTAAATCTACACTATGTGAATATGGGAAATTACTTCCAGTAAAATAAAAGTTAAGAGTACTACCTACTAGAGAACTAGAGTAATAGAGCGACTGAAAATTGCCGTCTACTTCCGCGAATGTTAATTCGGAACCCTTGTTTAACCTTAGGATAATACTCATTTTTGTTTATAAATATTAACGAAATTAGTATTGCTCCTTAAAAGATGTAGGACTTGTAGAAGTTTGTATTCCTGTTCTGTCTGGAGTGGGTTGTGGGGTATCGTTAATATTTGAAACATTTTCCATATTGAAAATAATTTGAGTTTTTTTATTAAATTTCTTTAAAGCTGTTAATTCTTTTTGTATTGTATCAGGAACAATATAACCGTATAATTTTAATTGAAAAGTTGCTTTTACTGTTCTTTCACCACCCTGGATTAATTCAGTTGGTGTAGCAAAGTTGTCTATAGTTGCTCTAAATTTAAAGCGTTCGGGGTTACCCCAATATGCGTCAGAAGCATAATTAATTGCTTCTACTACCTTATTAAGTTGTTCAACGTAATATGTTGATACAATAAAATCATATGTTATATTTACCCAATCAGGCATAACAACTGCATAATATTGAACATCTGGGGTTTTATTGTTTAAAATATCAAAGTTACTATATGCACTTTTATTTGAATATTTTTTTGTAAAAATTTGAACGTTATTAGGGCTATTAGCATCTAATTTTCTTGATAATGTTCTATTTTTTTCAATGTTATTACGTTTAAATGTAATAAGAGGCATCATAATTTTACCTTTCTTATCTCTGTAATATCCATCTTTTTGAATTTGTTTCCACCTTTCAGGAGACCCATAAATTACAGGAACCTTTTGTACTACACCATTTTGCTGTACTGTAGGTTTAATAACATTTTCCATATAGTAGAAAATTGCTTCATCAATTTCTTTAAACCCTAAAGTAAATGGTTTAGTATTATCATCTCTAAATGACACTTGATTACCCCTATTAAATGTAGAAACATCATTAGGATTTCCTGCTGATACTCCAGTTTCAGGGTTAATATAAGGATCCTGTTGAGAAATACTAATTTCTCTTTGTGTTTTAGGAGTTGGTATTTTTCCTCTTTCTGCCATTAGATATATCTTTCTTGTGTAATACCTACTTTATCAGCAGGTACGTAATGGGTTTCACAGATAATTGAAATAGATGAACCAAATTTATCTAATCCAGGATTAAGTGGGTTTGGTGAATTTGGGTAATCAGGATTCTTACCAGCAAAGTATTGGTTAGAAATAATATTATCTACTTCATAATATCCTTCATTATACATAATAATATCTCCTACTTCTGGAACCAAGTCAGCTCCATAAATTGCAGTATCTACATTAAAGTCTTTATTTTTATCTAACAAATCGTCACGTAAAAATTTAAATGTAGCACCCCAATTAAAATCTGTACCTAAATCTGTTTCAGGGTATTCTTGATCTCGTCTTTCTACCAAACAATTTAACAATACAGGACCCATGTAATATTTTTCTTCAGCGGCTTCACCATAAAGATTAATTTTAGTTTCCTCTATTTTAAATTTGTAAAAAGAACACTGTTGGGTGATTATATCACCCATCAGTTCTCTGTTTATATGCCTAAACAGACTTATATCTCTTTCAGCGCCAAATAATGCCATATTATCCTATATAAATTGGAAAGGGAACTTGTTGGAGTTCTTTTTGTCTGTAGTCAGTCTCCAATGATCTTCTTTCCAAAAGTTTTTCTCTTGAAGTTTCATCAAGATAAGCTCTTAATCTATCAATTAATGCTGTCTTATCTGCAGTAGCGGATGATAATAAATCTGCTTGATTCATAGTTACATCGGCTCCAGGAATAGGTACAGTAGTGTATTTACCACGAATGTATCCTAACATTTCTTTACATAAAGCTAAAGCGTATTCAAAAATCCAACTTCTACCAACTGAATTAATTTGGGAATAAATTGGATTAGCATAAGGTACATTTGAAACATTTGAAATTGAACCTGAATCTCCTGTAATACTATTAGCTAATCTTTCAGATTTAAG